CCCCAGCACAGCCTCGGCGCCCTTCACGGGCACGCCGACAATGCCGCCCGTGCCCATCGTATTCAGCGCCATTTCAGGCGCCCAATTCGCCGCGGCGTTCCTCTTGCTGTCCTCGTACCACTGCCACGGCTCGGACCCTTCCGGCCACGGGTTCGGCGCCATCAGCTTGCCAGGCGTTGCCACCGTCTGGGCAATACCTGAACTGATCGCCGATGTCGCCCGATCCAGCCCCGTCAACGGCATGTCCGCCAATTCCTGCGGGCCAGCCACGCCGAAATTCGCGCCCGCCATCTGCGGCAGTAATCCCCGCAGTGCTGCAAGCGACAATTCCGGCATCGATCAATCACCTATTGGGGCGGACGGCGTAAAGTGTTCGGCAGATCACGCCGCCCGCGACTTCAGCGAGGTACACCGGGGGGTGGAGCCAACGCTAAAGATCAATTTCGTCCCTCATCGTCACGATTAGTCAGCGGCAGATCCCGATCGATCGCATGCCGCCGCAACACGTCCGCAATCTGCTGGCTGGTCCAGGTCGTCTCACCCGCCAGCTCGAACAGGTTGGCAAGACGCTCCAGCACCATCGTCACTTCATCACTCACGGCTCCGCGTCCGTCAGCTCGCGGATGGCCTCCAGCGCCGTGTCGATGCTCTCGACGTGACCGGCCAGTGCTGCGCGCTCCGCCAGCAACCGCTCGATGCAATCAGCCAGCCGGCTGTACAGCATGCCGTTGTTGTGGTCGCCGAGCTGCGCCGCCTTCTGCGCCTCCTCGACCAGTTGTTTTGCGCTCTCGCTCATTTCTTCTTCCTCGCCTTCTTCGCAGGCTTGCCGTCGTCATCGCGATCGTCGTCGTCCTCGTCGCGATCGTCCCGGTCGGGATCATAATGGTCGCGATCGTCGCGAGCCTCGTCGGACTTGCGCGCCTCGCCGCCCGTGAACGTGAAATCCAGCGGCTCCGAAACAAGACTGCCATTGCGCACGCACACCTGCACCGTGTCAGCCCCGTGCCAGACGCCCATGTTGACGCCGGTCGACAGCGTGCCGTCCTCGTTCAGCGTCGTCGGTTCGTCCTGGCCGGCAAACACGATCACGCTGTCGGGAATGAAACCCTCGCCGCTGATCTTCATCTCGAAACTTGCGTCCCCGATTGCCGCCGTCGACGGCTCAAGCCCCGATAGAACCGGCGGCTTGCGCAGGTAAATCTCTTTCTTGATCGCCCAGTACGGCATGCGGTTTTCAAAGCACCACTGCACATATTCCGCGTCCGTCATGTCGGCCGGGTCGGTATCTTGCGGCACCACCGTGCCCGGCACCCACTGCTTGGGCGGGGCGTCGTAATCGGTGCCGGCCGGATGCGGGTTGTCCGCCTCCCACTTTGCCTCTTGCGCCGGGGTCAGGCCCTCTGGCGGCTTGATGTCGTTGTCGACCGGCGGCAGGGTTGTCTTGTCGACCGGCTTTTCCCGCTCGATCGTGTCTTCGTGCGTGTCATGCTTTGCCATCAGAAACTCCTGTTGTAGCGCAGGAATGCACCCATATCCGCCGGTGCCTGCTGCACCGGACGCTGGTAATAACCCTCGACACCAAGGCTGCCTTGCCCTGCCGGGATATTCAGACCGGCGCCAAACTGCGGCCTACCCACACCCTTCGACTGCACGTTGAGCTGCGGCAGATACTGCGCCAGCGCCGCCAGGTTCATTGCATCGGGCACGCCCCAATTAGCCGGCGCAGACTGCGGCAGCGGCTCGGCCAACTTCCTGTAGTCAGGCATCGCCACCTCTCCTGTTGTGTGCGAGCATCCTGGTCTTGCGATCGTTCATCTCGCGGTCCTGGTGCGCGTTGTGCGCGTCCTGCACGAACTGCGCCTTTTCCATCGCCGCATCATGAACCGCCCACTTCGGCGCCAGTTCCGCATCCACCTGCGCCTTGTACGCCGTGGCCCGCTTGTGCGTGGCGTCGGCATTGGTCTTGTCGATGTCGGCCTCAGCCTTCGCCATCTGGTACTCAGGCGGCAACTCGAACTTTTGCGGCGCCCCCGGCCCATCCGGCATGCCCTCGCTCTGCGCCTTCGCGTAGTTCAGTTGCACCTTGGACTTGGTCTCCTCGACCTTGGCCGCCTCGCCCTCGAGCGTAATTTTCTTCGCCATTTCCTGCGCCGGATCAGGCTGCGCCTGCGTTGCCTCGCGCCAGGTTTTCTTCGCCGACGCCGAGAGGCTCGAGCTTTCGATCAGGATGCCAACCGCAGCCGCCGCCTCCTGCGGTTTGAGCATCGGCGCAATCGACGGCATGATCTGCTGCAACGTCTCGTAAACGTCCTGCTGCGCGTTAATCGTGTCCTGGCCCTCGTCCATGATGATGTCGACGTCCAACTCGCCGATCAGGTTGACCATGACAGGCATGCCCGTCATCGGGTCGATCTGCTGCCCGTTGATCTGCACGAACTGCGCAACGCCCTCGTTGTCCGTCACCCTCACCCACTTCTCGCCGGTCCAGTAGCGCTGCACGGCCGAGAACAGCGCGCGATAAACCCTGATTTTCCACCCTTTGTAACCCAGGATATACGGCCCCAGCTCGGCCATGCCGGCCTGCTGCAGCAACTGGATAGCGCGGCCGGATTGATTGCTGATGTCGCCGATCAGCGCCTGGTTTGGGCCGTAATTGTCCAGTTCCGCAATGGCATTTTCCATCAGCTTGAGTTGCCCGGCGAAGTCAAACGATTGATCGTCGCTCTTGACGCCGTCAGCCGCGGTCTGTGCATTGGTGACGATGACACCGTCCGGACGCGCCCATTCGGCACGCGCCCGTTCGATGTCGCTGACCGACCCCTGCGTCATGATCAGCCGGCGAGAGTTGGCGGTAAACAGCGCCCGACTGCGCCGCGCGTTGTATTCGTCCTGCGCAGACCGCATGTTGCGCACGAACCCGTAGCGATCGCCGTCATGGTCGATGGTGCAGGAAAACATGATGTAGCGGCAGATCGGCCTGGCCTTCTCATCGAACAGATAGCTCTCGCCACTGTCCAGGATCATCGAGCCGGTAAACATCGTCCAGCACCACTTGCCCTTGTGCTGGTACCAGCAGTCGACCAGCCGAACCAGTTGCTTGCCGCCCTCGATCGAGAACCACTTGTTTTCGCGATCGGGGTTGGTCGACAGGTCATGCGTGTCGCTCGACACCGCCGCCAACTCTTCCGCATGGTCCGGAAACAGCTCCTGCGCCGCCTCGATGTCGAGCCACTTCGCCTCGCCCATGTAGCGCGCGTCTGAGAAATCCGATCGATAGCTACGCGGATCGTAGAAGAAACTGTCGGCCTCGACCGGATTGAAGTCGATGTCGTAATTGCCCTTCTCATCCTGCTCGCCCAACTCGATCACGATGCCGGCAAAGCCCTCGATCGCAGCGTCCAGCGCCACCTCGGGCGACTTGGCGGCCCAGTTGCCCATGTCGAGCGTGGCGCGGATCACCGCGGTTGCGAGCTCTGCACCCTCTTCGTGCCTGGGCGTTCTTGGATAGGCTTTCGGATCTTGCTTGAGCCGATCGATCAGGCCGACGACGCCGTTGAGCTTCCTGGCGATGCGGTTGAACGTGACGACCGGCTGCTTGCGCTTGTTCAGCGCCTTGATCTGCTCCTCGGTCCAGTGCGCGCCGTGGTAGTAGCGCCGCGCGTTCTTTTGCTCGCTGATCTCTTCCTGCTTATTGTCGAGGTAGTTGCTGTACGCCTTGCGGCATTTATCCAGCGGCCAGTACTCGACCTTGCCCGCAGGCGCGAGCGATCCGCCACTGCTCGTCCCCGACGAAGTGGTTGTGTAGTCCGAAAATGTGTTGGGCATTAGCCTATCAGTGAGAGATGACTTGGCCGGTGCTCTGGTTCATGCCGGCGATAGCCGCTTGCGTTCTCGGGCTTCACCGGCGCCGGGATCGGCTCGCCCGATATCATACGATCGAGTAGCTGACCAATAAGCCCAATCGCGTCAACACAGTCGTCGTGCTTGCCGGCTGGGAACGACAGTAGTTCGGATCTGAAAGCGGGATACCAGGCTGCGTGCGTTGGCACATACAAACCATCGAGCGCCATTCTGCCTCGCATTGATTGGGCGCGGACTGCCTTGTCTCCCCTTGTCGGAAACTGCTCACGGTAAACAAATGCCTTGCGCTCCCGCTGGCGCCGATCGATCCACGGACCTACGCCTGACTTGATCTGCCCGGTTTCTTCCGCCCAACCGATCGGCTTGTGCTCAATGACGAGGTCGCAGAACGCTTCAACCCAAACGTCGCTCGACGCCTGCTGCCGCCACAGATCAAGAAGGTACATGCGGCCTTCAGGATCTATGCCGACGACGCAGTGGACAGTGTAGTCGCCGCCGTCGGATGTTGTAGCGTAGTCGCTTCCACCATAGACACGTAATGTCTTCGGATCCGGTGCTGTTGTGTACGGTCGTAGCCAGTCAACTTTGAAATAATCACCCTCATCAGGGCTTGGCCGGCATTGGTAGAGCGCCGACCACGTTCTTGCCGGCGTTGTCTTTTGCAATTCCAGAAGCTGCTCGCCGTATCGATATGCATCATCATCCCAAAGCGGCTCGCCGAGATAACGTCCAAGCTGATCGTTTGCTTCCGCGATTGCCGGCAGCGATATCACTTCCCACGGCTGATGATTAAGCGCACGTCCTGCGAGATCATCTTCATGCCAGCGTGTTTGAATTAGGATTTCCGCAGCTCCAGGCACAAGGCGAGTGCGAAAGTCGTTGATGTACCAATCCCAAATGCGATCACGAATAAGCTCACTGTCGGCATCTTGGCGAGATCGAACAGGATCATCAATAAGGCCATACTTGGCGCGGAAACCAGCGATGCCGCTGCCAACACCCGCAGCATAATATTCGGCGCCGCTTTTAAGCGACCATCTTCCCGCGGCTTGACTGTCATCGGATGGAATGATGCCGAGTTCGAATGAATGTTCGTTGACGATGTTGCGAACCCATCGCCCCCATTTTTCTGCGAGTTCAGTTGTGTGAGATGCAGCGAGAATATTTGCGGCGGGATGTCGTTGAAGAAGCCAAGCGGGGAAAAGTTTGCTTGCGTATGTTGACTTAGCAGAACCTGGCGGCATGAACACGGCGAGGCGTTGTATATGACCGGATGCAACGGCCTCGAGTTTTTCGATGAGCAGGCGATGATGTCGCGCAGGCTCGAAGCCGCACAGTCTGCACCAATCAGTTAAGCTGCGACGGATCGAACGACGCTTCGTCGTCTCCTCGTACAGCTCCAGCTCTTCCTGCTCTGAGCTGCTCAATGCGTGCTGCAATTTCCGCGTCCGCCAATTCTGTCAGTGATTTGCTGTTGACGTTGATCGTACTTTCCTGCGCTGGCCGACCATCGAGACGATCGGCGACTTGCGCGACAGCCCAACTATCGCCAGCAATTGCGCATTCAACCAGCTTCTCAGCGATCTTGAGCAGTTTCTTTTTGCCGTCTACTTCGTCGCGATTGACGACAAGACGCAAAGCGTCGGCGAATTGCCTGTCTTTCTGCTGCCCACCTGGATTTCCAGTCTGACCTTTAACGAACGGCATTTCGCTGAGTACTCAAATTATTGATTTTGTTTACAGAATGACTTGACGCGCGCTCAAGGTAATCTGCCATTTGCCTGAGAAGATCAGAGCTATCCTCGACCTTTGCGAGGATCGTATTGCAACGATGACAAATCCAACCGCGAAACATTCCTGTTTTGTGACAGTGATCCCAATAGATTGGTTTTTTGATTTGATTTGGCTTTTCGCAAATCTCACACACTTCAGGCCGAGGCCGACCCGCAGATTTTTCGCGTCTTTGAAGTGTGAAATGTCCTGTTGGCTTGGTTTTCTTGTATTCCCGCAACCAAGCTAATCGCTTCGGCTTATTTGCTGGATCTCTGTACCAGTTAGTTACCGTTTTGATGCGTTTTGCTGGATCTTTACGGTAGGCTTCCCGCAATTCCAGACGAGCACATTCAACACATTTTCTGTTGCAGACATATTGCTCGACAACGTGTCCGCGCTTGCACGGCTTTGCAACGAAAAACCTAGACAATCCAACAGCTTTAGCCTGTTGCCGCGTAACAATTTTCAAATATAACCCCATGAAAATACCCGCGTTTTCGGCGCGGGTTCGGATTTGCCTATCGGACACGCGTTCTGTCTGCCTGTCAACACTGTACCAAGGGACAATACGGCGCAGTGCTGAAAACGGTAGCATGTTACGAATGTTCCTATTTCTCACCAACGTCTAATTTGGCATTTAGATTTTTGTCCCACGGTTTCCACTTTGCGAAACGCGTCGTGGTTTCATCGACGGTATGGTCCGCGCCCCATCCGACGCTGCACGTAGCATCTGGCGTCGATCTCGCCTCCCTGAATAGCCCCACGATGTCGGCGGTGTCGCCGCCCATGCGTTTAATCTCACGACAGGCATCCAACAGCGGCTGACGTGAAATTCCGCCCACGGCAAACCTTGGACATGTCCAGCGCCACCGCCCGCGTCGTTTGACTTCCTCGCCCAATTCGACCCGGATCATTTCCGCCTCTCCCGTGCCCACAGCGCCGCGAGCGCGGCCAGGCCGCCGCGCAGGGCGCCGAGCTGGGCCTCGCCGACCGGGTATTGCTCCTTCTCGCAGACATCGGCCACGGCGAACCCCACGGCCTCGCCCAGCGACCGGAGCAGGTTCAGGCCGCCGGTGTAGCTCTGCATGGTTTTGGCGTGTGCACGGGCTTCCCTGACGCCCCTGGGGCTATCCGGGTCCGGGGGCGTGCCGCCTTTTGGTTCGAGGGCGGCCGATCTGGGTGCCCGGGGAGATTGGCTGGCGGCCGAGTATTCGGCCGAGAGTTCGGCCCAATGGATACCGGCGGCGAACTGGGTTGTGGTGAGCTTGCCGCGGAGGTGGAGGATGCCGAGAGGCGAGGCCCAGACGCGATCGCGCATACCGAGCGCCGAGGCGTCGAGCATGCGGCGGACTTCGGCGGGGGACATCAGTTCGAGGTCTGGACGTCGCTGGATCCGGCCGTTGGGTTCGCGCCTGGCGAGGGGATTGCGGCGGGTCATGGGTCAGACTCCGAAGGTCGAGAGGGAATCTTCCAGGGGATCGTCCAGGCCGCCTGCGGTATCGGGGAAGCGGTCGAGCGGATCGCTTGGCTTCCTGACGGCTTCGACGGTGGCGCCAGGCCAGACGGCCTTGGCCTGGGCTACTTGCGGGTAGTGCGACAGCAGCCGCCCGATTTCCTCCAGCGTGTAGACGGCGAGCTGCCGCCCTGACGCCATGACGCCATGCGCTGCCGCGGCATCCGGGACGATCGCCGCCACGGTGCCGTCCTCGAGCGCCACTTCCCAGACCTCGGGCGAGAGCACTGCGGCGCCGTCCGCCGTGGCTGCCTTGTCGAGCGCCTGCCAGGCCGCGGTCATGCGGGCGCACTGGACCCGGACGGCTTCCACGTCGCCATGCCAGTTGGCCTGGTTGAG